TGTACCCAACTGTTGGGCCTTAGTAACCTCAAGGGTGGTAAGTATATTACAGCTAGCGGCAGCGGAGCTGCTGTTGATGTGCTCACGTTGCACCATGCTGCTTATAATCCACTTGGACTTGGTAATTAATAAAATCTTACAATAAGGAGAAATCATGCCAGCCATTACAATCGAACAAGCATACGCTATTGCAATGAATGCTTACATTGAAGTAATCAGCCCAACAGGTTTAACAGGATTTTTATCTTGTAGTGGTGCTCAATCAGGAACATCAACAAGTAGATTTAAGCAATTATTTACTGGTAGTAACATTGACCTAGGGACTATTTCAGTCCTACCTAGGGGACTAGCTGCTAATCAAGCTTCTACCCTTATTACAGCAGGAAATACCCCTACTGCTACATATACCTTAGTAACTTCAAGCACAGACTCAGTTACAGGTATTCCATTGGACTACCTTGTTGGTGGTCAAATTGACAATACCTCTGGTACTCTATCAACTGTAGAAAACAATATCCACAGAACAGGAAGAGCAATCTTCTGTAAAATCAAGAAGTAAGGAATCTATTATGTCACAATACGGAATGAATTCAGGTATGGGTATGGGTGGTATGCCAGGTATGCCACCACAAATCCCACAAGAAAAGCCAATGCCTAAAAAGAAGCCAATGCCTAAGAAGAAGGTTATGGCTAAGAAGAAAGCTAAGAAGTAATGCACCCAACCAACAACTCAAAATCAGATCTTAATTATGTTAAAAATCGTACTGGCCCAAAGCCAGACTCTAAGACACAACCTAAGCCAGTCAAAGTAATCAATAAAACCAAGACTCGTTCTAAGTAACGAACAATCTCAAGGAGAGTAATAAATGTTAGATATGAATAATGCTGAACAATCCAAAGTGACTCAGCCAGAGTTAGTTAATACCACCCCAGCCGTAGACCCAGTAGAAGCACATGAACGAGCTATGTTTAACATTCATGTCAAGGATCAGGGTAAACAAATCCCCTCCAATTTCAAGACTGCGGATGACTGGTTTAACTCTCTGTTAGAAGCCAGGAAGGGATTCACACAGAAGTCTCAGGAAGTAGCTTCCCTCAAGAAGCAATACAATGAGAACGGTGTGACCAATCCTAACTACCAGGCTCCGTCTGCGGCCCCTCAGGCTATCCCTGAGCCCGTCGAGGATCTCTCAGGTATCCCTGAGTCCCTCGGTATTGCCCCGCCCCCAGAGAAACCTAAGAGCACCCTCCAAGAGGACTGGTCTAAGTGGCATCAGGAAATTGATTCTAGTGGTGGCCTAAGTGCCACGGCTAGGAAAGAGATGCAGGACAAGACAGGCAAGACAGCAAGTCAAATTGACCAAGAAGTTAATGGTCGTGTTGCCATGAAGAAGCAAGGATGGGAAGAAGCTGCCTCTGTTGTAGGAGGTGGAGACAACCTTAAACGTTTGTTTAAGTGGGCTCAAGAGAACCTTAGCCCAGAAGAGACATCAGCTACCAACCGTGCCCTTCAATCCAATGCCTATAAGAATGTCCTATTAGGGCTTCAGGCTAGGATGGGAGCAGGACAACCACAAGCAAAACCTAGGTCACAGGAACCTCAGGTTACGCCAAATAGGATTAATCAATCCCAAACTCCTGGACAAATTCAAGTCTTTAAATCACAGGCTGAACAGTCAGCGGCACTTAGTGATCCACGCTACCGTGTGGATCCTAATTTCCGTAGGGCGGTTGAGCAAATGATGATCAACTCATCTCAGCATGGGTTCAGGAATCGATAACTCTGTACAATCTTCGGACACAGAATACTTATATGATTTCTCCTAACGTCAGAATAATATTTAAACAACTATCTCTTAAGGAGAAACAACAATGGCAACAGTAGGCGATTTAGCAGTAGGCGATTTAACCCCACAACCAGCACAACTTTACAACTGGATTAACGGCGGTACAGCCGCTAGTATGACTAGTAATCCTACTGCTAACGCAGCGGGTGATTACTGGTTACCAATTTGGTCTGGTGAAGTTCTTCACGCATACGACCAGTATAACATTTTTGAACCAATGGTAACTACCGAGACTATCGAATCTGGTACTACCAAGCGATTCCCAGTAACAGGTACCGTTGGTCACAAGGGTGTCTGGTTAGCTGGTCAAGAACTTGTTGGAGATTCTGGAGTATCTACTCCAGGTTTCTTTGATATTTCATTGGATCAGCGCCCTATGGCTGCATTCTTTGAAATGGATGATATCCATCTTATGCTTACCCAGTGGGATTACAGATCTGAGCTTGCTCGTCAAGCCGGTCTTCAACTCTCATATACCCGAGATAAGCAAATTGCTTGTATGATTGCTAAGGCTGCGTTTACAGCTGCACGTTCTCCCCTTGCAGGCCTAAGTGGTATGAATACAGGTACTGTAGTCCTTGCTCCTAATGGAGTCTTCAATTTATTAGGTCAACGTGGTGCAACTCAAACACAACGTACAGATGCAGCTCTTCTTGTTCTTGAATACATTGAACGCTACATGGTACGACTAAGCGAAATTGATGCAACTCTTGGTGAAGTGTACTGTGCCGTAACTCCACAGGCCTTCCATGATATCCGTGCTCTTGGTATTGCCCGTGATGCTACTGGTCTCGTTGGTGGTGCTGGCCGTCCATTCTTCGGTGGTGTATCCGAAGCTGGTGGTCTTGGTGCTGGTCTTAATACTAGTAAGTTTGCGCTTACTGATACTCTGGACTACATGGGCGTTAAGATTGTTAAGTCTAATCACCTTGCACAACTTGAGCACGCTCAGGTTGCTGGAGACTTGGGTGTAGGTGGTGCTAATGTTGCTGCTAGTGGTTATAACACAGCAACTGGAGAATTTAGCGGTAGTGATACTGTACCAGTTATTAAAGATCTTGGTGATACCAAGTATGATTTTAACTGGCACCAGTATAGTTCTGGTGGTACTGGTGTTGCAGCAGGTACTGGTGTTGTTAGTACATCTAGTATTCTCAACCCAGTTAAGGCCCTTATCTGGCAGAAGTCTGCTGTATGCTCTATGCGTCTCCAGGGTATGAAGGTTGAAACAGTTAAGGATGTCCGTCGCGGTACATTCTTTACTGTTGCTAGCATCATGGCTGGTGCTGGTATTCTTCGTCCAGAACTCTGTGGTGCAATTCAAGGCACATACACCGCTCCTGCCTAATAGTGTAAACTAATTAACTACCTAGGGAGTCGAAAGGCTCCCTAGGTATTTTTTTCTCAGAAAGGATCTCTCCATGTTAAAACCATACAACCCGATCCAACCAGCGTCTAAAGGCCTTGGAGATACGGTAGCCAAAGCAATCCACTTTGTTGGCCTAGCGCCAGCAAAGCCTTGTAATGCCTGCCAGAAACGACAAGAAAAACTCAATAAGTTAGTTCCCTATGGGAAGAAAGGAACCAAGTAATGGGCTTATATTCCTACTTGGAGGCAATCAACCATATGTTATTGTCATCCGGTGAGCACTTGGTATCTAATCTAAATGATGAAGCAGGTGTAGATACCAGTGTAGCTCAGTTTGTTCTTAATCAAACGATTAAGGCAACTATGATGCGTGGAGTTGCTAACAACAGATATGTTACAACTATAGCTGCCGATAATTCTGGTAAGATTAACTTACCCACTGATGCTTGTTATGTTACGACTATTGAGCCTTTATTCGATCCAACGACGGGGGAGGTGATCCAGACTAGTATTAAGTCCGGACCGAATAGGTTATTCAATATCAACAAGCAGACAGATGTCTTTACACAATTGGAGCTAGAGCTTGAGGTTATTGTTCTTCTTGGTAATTCTGGAACTAATTATGGCTGGGACGACATTGAATCCTCCTTACAACGGGGAATAATGGAATCATCTGCCAGAGAGTATCAGGTAATAACACAAGGAGATCTTGACCTTGACAAACGTATGGCAGTCAAGGAGCAGATGCATATGGCCCGAGGTAGGGCCGCAGACATAAACAAGAAGAATAGAAATATCTTCTGGAGTGGTGATGTAGGTGCTAGAGCTGCTGTTAATCGCCGTGGTATCCTAAGTAACGATCCATACTTTACAAGAACGAGGTTCTAATGTCATTAACCAGACTTCCAATTAATACCCTCAGTGGTGGTGTAGGTAGACAAGCACCTACAAAGAGACTGACCAGCGAAGCAGAGAACATTGATAACTGCTTGGTAACATTGGAGAAGTCTGTCGAAAAGAGACCGCCCTTATCCCGTGTGGAGTATTACACTAATGAAGCAACTCCCTCAGGATCTAGTTACCTACCCATAGAAAACTTAGATCCAACTGCGGGTTTAAGTTACAATACAGATAACTTATACTTCCACTTTTTGGATATAGATGGGTTCAACAGGTATTGCATCATCATCAATAGAGCTGGATATTCTTTTGATCCTGTTGTTGCAAATGACTTTAAGTTAAATAATGTTACTATTAAATTAGATAACTTCCTTACTGTATTTAGAATTGAACCTACTAGGTGGGTAAAAGAAGTAGTTGATAACACAGAGTTAGTTAGTAATGTGTCTAACACCGCAGGGTTTAACCGAGGTATCTTTGAGTATCTTACCTTTGGTAATAAGAGTGCGGCTGGTGGAGCAACTACATCATACAAGATTGCTAACACTACTTACAGTATTTCCCCTACCTCTATAAAGGATACCTTTAGTTCTATGGATTTAGATGTAGGATTGATCCTATGGAACAAACTTGTTCCATTAGATTACCTACCAAACAATGAAAGCAATGAATACGTTGTTGCAGCTTCTTGGGTTAATTCTATTCCATTAAATGAGTATATACACTCAGGTGATGTTATTAATTATAAGATTGCTGCTAAGCCATCTGGCTCAGATCCAATTACCGAAAATAATCTTTCAAGTAATGTTTACTGGACAAACGTTAGAGATGATATCCAGTTTATAGTTAGCCCTGAAACATTTGAAGAATCTGAGATTGGTCAGAACCTTGAGAACTTTGGAGAGATTCCTCAGTACCCCGCTACTGAAGTTCAGTCTGACGTTCAGGATGCCACTGGTTGGAGAGCACTTAGGATGCTTCATCATTATTATGATAATCCTAGAGTACTTCCTAAGACTGAGTTTACCAAAACACTGGCAGCACCTCAGACTGGTACTACCACTATTAACATGACAGATACATCTTTAATTGTTACTGGTATGTATGTTAGAGGTGCAGAAGGATTAGATAGAGTAGTACAGAGTATTGTTCCAAATATAAGTATCGCAGTAAGTGGGGCAAACTTTACAAGTACAACAAGTGTTACTCTTACTATTGGTAGAATTGATTGGCTTAAGGATCACTTCCAACTAACCTCCCCACTACCACAAGAGGATCGTGACGGGGCTGTAAACTACTTTGGATTCGGTAAGGTTTACCAAGCTAGAAACCCTTACCTAAGTTTTCCAGCAGGCTTCTATAGGGCAACTCGGTATGGTAAGAACCCATACTTTGAGCGTGTCCGTAGTGAAGGACCTAACTCTGTCTTTGATCACCGTAGGTTCCCTGTAATCATCTATAAAGATACAGCTGGGGATGGTAAGTGGCGTATTAAACATATGCCCCTGTTCCCTCGTAGGGCTGGTACAGCCATCTCTAACCCTGGGCCTAAGGCTCTAGAGCGTAAAGAGACCATCCAGTCTATGGCTATCTGGAAGAATAGAATGTGGATTGCTACAGAGAATACCTTAATTGCCAGCCGTACTAACAGTTATTTTAATTACTGGGTAGACGATGTACATAACATTACTGAATCAGATCCAATTGACATCCAGTCTAGCGTGGGTGCCTACAATAAACTTAGTTATATTGTTCCATTTCAGTCTGTTATGTTTGCTGCTAGTTCTGGTTCCGTACAGTTTGAAGTTAGAGGCGGTGACTCAGGTGCAGGTATCTCACCATTTAATGTTGAGCTTCGCCCTACATCCTTCTTCTCAACATCAAAATTAGTAGAGCCGCAAAAGATGGGTAATCAGATCTTCTTTATGGATGCTGGTAGAATGTATATGTACTTATCGGGAAGTTCTTTTAATGATGAGTTCTCTACATCTATGGACGTTAGTACTCACTGTAGAGGTTACCTACCATCAACCTTTGGTGCTGTCTGTAGTAACTCAGCTACCAATTCTATCTTCTTTGTAGATGGAGGCCAGAAGAATCATATCTATACCTTTACCTTTAGAACCAATGGTGATAAGGTATCTCAGAATGCATTTGCTAGGTGGATCCTAGCTGGCGAGGATGAGGTTAAAGCCATGAAGTCCTATGAAAAGGATCTTTATATTGTTTCTAAGAGACCCGCAGGACCTGATGTAGGAGATGGTAATAAGTTAGTAGTGTACTTAGTATCTTTAGAATCAGTACCACTTACTACACCTATGTTGGATTGGCTTACTGAGAGAGCACCTGCTGATATGGTTTACATCGGAGGACTAACTCAACAAACAGTAATAACACTGCCTCATTATGATCCAGATGTAAACTATGCTATCCTCGCCCCAGGATGGGGAGCACAGGCTTATACAGCTTTCTTAGGTAATACTATAGGTATAAATGGTGCTGGTAATACTACCATGCAAATTCCAGGTAACTGGACTACATACCCTGTGTATGTAGGTAGATCATATCTAATGAACATAGAGCTTTCACAGCAAGTACAGAGGACCAAGGCTACATCAAGCGCATCATCAGATGTTGTCGAGGGTGTACTTAACCTAAAAAGAATTACGCTCAAACACTATAATACAGGATCCTACGATGTCTTAGTACAACGAAGAGGCCGTCCTATTACATCTACTACATTCTTTCCTACAGACATCAATAGTTTACTGTCTGTTGATAATCAACTTAAGGTAGATCTAGTAGGTGAACATTATTCTAGGCTCTTATCGTACTCCGAAGCAACTAAAATTAATATCCAATCAGCCTATCCTACACCGTGCAATATCTCAAACATTGAAATCCTGGGTAATTTTAGATCCAGAAATACAAGTATCGAATAAGGAGAACCTATGCCCTGCTACAGCTATTCGTCTGGATCTATTATTAATTATGTTGGAAATGTAGAAAGGATTTATAATGCTTCTGGAACAGTCTACAGCTTTGCTGATATAGCCCGTATATGCGAAACTCCCTCTCAAGATCAAATCTGTGTTTTTGTTACTTCGGGTGAGGGGTTCCCTGAAACGCAATTGAGTTATGTAGATGTTAAAACTTTAGCCTCACACTTCTCAATTACTAATGAAAACATTATACTTCATACGGCTCCCATAGGTCAGGTAATAATCCGTCGATGTACTAATTCTACTAAGATGTTGTATAAGTTTACTGATGGTGCTAAACTTACAGCAACACAGTTAAATGCTTCATTACATCAACTTCTTTTTATTACCCAAGAAAAAGAATTCTCCTCTCAGGTAAAAAACTTTATCTATCCAATATCAAGTAATATCCTACCATGGAGTGGCGCTACAACCTATTCAGTTTTAAACTATGCTACTTACGCTGGCCGTATCTGGCAAGCTACAGGAACTACTACTAATAATGCGCCCTTTGTGGGTTCGGGATATTGGACTGCTGTAGAGTTTGCTAATAGAGGCTTTCATCTAATTGGAGGTACTGCTGGAGTACCCTTAATCATCAATCTTAACAATATTGAAGTAGGTAAAGCTCTAGTGTGGAGTGGTTCTGAGTTCGTAGCTGGTTATATTTCAGGTATCTTGGATAACTTAGCTGATGTTGATGTTACTACTACTCCTCCCGTACTTGGAGATATCTTAGTCTATTCAGCAGGATCGCAATGGAAAAATAAAGTACCAACCATTGATATTACCCTAGCAAACATTGTATTTCCTAACTTTGCATTTACCGCCGTGGGATTACCCAATTCATACACAAGCAACAACACATCAATTACAGCACCTGCGGGTGGTCAATTAAATGAGTTTAGGAATGGATCTAATCAGTGGGTATTAACTACTCCACCGACTGTTTACCACATTATTAAAAAGAGCCTTCCTGCTAGTGCTGATCCAATTGACTTCTTTAACTTAGTCAATAATAATATTAATACTTTTGCCGCTAATGCTGGTAATCCTATTAAGGTTAAATTTGAATGGGATTTAGGTTGGAAGCGTTTAGCCGCGCCTGATGCAGGTAATGGAGATAATCTAAGAAGCTATAAGAATATGTTTTGGGATAACCCAAATGAATTGTATGCGCTAAACATGTGGAGTTTGGGTATTACTGCATCTGGAATTAAATACCATGGGGTTACTACTGGTGGAACTATCTATCGAGATACCCCCTATGCTTATCAAACAGAAACAGCTGGTGTTCAAACCACAGATTCTAAGTTTAATTCTTATGGGGTATACCCCAAAGGTTTTTATCTTAACATTCCAGAAAGTAGTTCTACTAATCTAAGGAGCTTAAAGGCGGTAGGTACTGATGGTAATTTCTATAAACTTAGTAGTCCAAATGGTGCTGCTGCTATTACCTCTGATGAATTAATAACTTATTTGAATGCACTGTACGGTTATAATTTAGGTAGAATAGATTATTATCTTCAACAACTTAGGAATTTTGCATTTGCTTCTTTACGGTCTGACCCTGGCTTTGTTGCCTTTTCAACTGCAAAAGCTGATGAACAAACAGCTAGATACCAAAAGGCTAGGTTTATATTTGCTACTTATTCACCCTTTGAAGATATCTCTTATAAGAGACATGAGATTGTTGAAAATGCTGATACAGTACTTTGGAAAATACCTAAGGTCATGATCTATTACAATAGAGCTGCCATTGCCCTTAGCAATGATACTGTTACAGGACAAACATCAAATACAGCTGCAAGTACTTTAGCTACTGCGGGTTTCTTTAAGAAGATAAGATTTAGTGGCCACGGAGAATTCCATGGAGTAGTAGGATCCTACCCTAATAGTACGTTAACTGCCGAGGGTTTAGGTTTTCCATTTAAGGCTGATTCATACTGGGCTGATTGGGTTTCCAAGTGGTCTACTGATGGTGGTACTACACAAGATCTATATTCTTATGGTGAAGCAGATATTGATTGGATGTATGCAGATATGACTAGTACTATTTCAGGCTTTAACCTAGTAGATAATGTTCACTTTAGTGCAGAAACTTTAATACCAAAAGAACTTAATAGGGCTGCTCAATTTGGTGGTCAACATTATCCTTGGACTTTCCGACCAAATCAATTTAGATATACAAACGATCAAGGAACTACTGGCGCTAGGGGTGGAACCCATTCTCTTAATATAGATGCTAATAAACTATTCTCAGAGTCTGATCAGTTTGTTGATCCACCTATGGATGAGTACATATTTCGTATAGTCTGTACCGCAACTACTACGGCAACCTTTGTAGCGCTTCCTTCTGAAAGATTACGAACATCTATGATACTAGAGTATGGCTTATCCTCTGGTACAGCAAATCACAGCACTACAGCAAAAACAACAAAGACAGCCATATACGATAATCATACCTTAGATGCTTTGTCCGAATTAGCGTACTCTAGGTTTGATGTATCTAAGTTTAAAGTATCTATCCTAAGTGAACATATAGAAACCATAGGTGGTAATCCACACCTTGTTGTAAACCTTTGTATTAGAACACCACGTGCTAAGTATATTGGTTATACTAGTATCTTTAGACGGTTCAATACAGGTAACTCTTTACTCAGTTACCCCCAGTTTAACAGTGCAGGCTATGATACCGAAAAGGGTGGTGGACCTTGGAACTTTGGTCATATGATGTCATCTAATAGGGCTATACCTTCTAGTGTTGACGCAATTGGAATAACTGATAATGTTGCAGGAACTGGTGGAAGTTCTTGGTGGTGGGGTAGTTCTCATAGTGTCATTGCAAATAGGTATACCACGTTAAAAGAATCCACTTTTGATCCAGATATTATTACAACAATTGATACAGCTCTTGATGCGTATGATGTAGGAACAGGTGATTGGTACTCAAATAGTCCCATGATCTCAGGTCGTAATGAATGTGCTGTTAAGTTTGTTCGTCTTGGTATACCCAGTAACCTATGGATTAAACTATCCATACTAAACTCTGATGGTACTACTGATCCTTTAAACAACCTTGGAATTTGGAGTTAACTTATGGCAATAACAGAAAAATCGGCCATTTCTGCACCTACCATTCAGTGGGTACAACTTGGAGTTCTTATTATTGGTGTGGTAGGTTTCTTTATTGACCTTGGTAAAGGCTCTCAACAAATAGCCCAGACTAACAGTGAATTACAGGAACTAAAAACAATTGTACAAGATCTGGTAAAGGCTCAGATCCATATTGCCACTAATGATGCTACCCAGCGTATAATCCTTGATGACCTTAAACAAAGAGTTATAGAACTAGAAAGGCGTAAATGAAGTTTATCTTAATCACTTTATTATTTGTACTGTGTTCATGTAAATCACCGTCTAAGGTTATAGCCCAAAGTGCTACTGAAGTATCCTCTCTAGCTCAAGAATCAAAGGGTCGCTTCCAAAGAATTGAAGAGGCCACTAAAACCGAGGTAATAGATGTCCCATCTATTCAGCAAGATACACAAGCTGGTGTGGTGGAACAAGAACAAATAATCACGTTAACCAAGGTAACCTTGGTTGCCCTTACGCAAGTCGAAGATGAAGTACCATGGTGGGCTAGTGTTATCTCGTATACCATGGTCACCTTATCTATTATTGCTATTTGTTTTATACTATGGTACACAGGTATCGGTAGTTTAATTAAATCTATCTGCTATTCATTCGGCTTGTTTATTCCTAGGGATAAACTAGTACAAGCCGAGGTAGCTAGAAAATCCTTAGACGAAGCAAATCCTGCTACGCCTAGGGAAGCCGTGGCTGTTATGAGAGCTTCTGATCCAGCTTTTAATGCGGCCTATAAAAAAATCTCTAAGAAGGAGAAATTAAAATGATGTTATCAAGTATCGATTCGTTGTTAGGTAGTATTTGGTTTGCAGGTCTCACCTTTGTAGTTGGCTACATTGCTGGACAAATTGTCCCGCTTGGTACGCTGGCTAAGATCATTGGGAGGAAGTAATGAAAGATAAGCTCAGTCAATTACAAGATCTGTTACTAGAGTCCCTGGTTTCCGATCTACAAGACCCTGACAAGCGAACCCCAGGTCTCTACACTGTTGTTCGTGGCATCCTCAGTGACCACAAGGATCAAGTAAACAAGATCCCTAGTGAGTCCATTGAGGCTGTACAGGAAGCTATGAAGAACCAATTACCATTTAAGATTAAGAAGGCGGCTTACTGATGCAGGTTCCCCAAGATGTCACAGATGACTTTCGTAACCATTTATTCTTCTGTTTTAAACATCTCGGACTTGGGGAGCCTACCAAAATTCAGTATGAACTAGCAAGACAAATCCAGGAAGGTGCCGCAGATCAGATTATTGCAGCAGGCCGTGGTACGGGTAAATCCACAATCACCGCTTGCTTAGCCAGTTGGATCTGGCTCAAGAATCCTAATGCCACCTTCCTGGTTCTTTCTAATACTCAGGGCAAAGCCATTGACTTTGTTTCTCAGGCTAGAAAGATCCTTTCTCTTGTACCTTATTGCTTGGGAATGGTCCCAGGGGTATCAGATAAAGATAATGCACTTGGTTTTAACCTAGCGGTTAGATCCAAGTTTTCACAGGATCTCTCTTGTGCTGCCCGTGGTATCGGTAGTCAGATTACTGGTCTACACGCAGACTATATTATCCTAGATGACATTGAAGTAGCAGGTAAGAATGAGACCCCTATAGGTAAGGAAGCCTTGCTTAAGAAGCTAGGTGAACTAGAATCTATTAGAAATAAACCATCAAGGGTTATCTTCCTAGGTACACCTCACTACCAAGACTCTGTGTATAATGTATTAAGGTTATCGTACCCACTGATTAAATACCCTGCTGAGATGCCAGACCTTACCATTGCTTATGAGATTGAGGATGTCGCTCCGTGGATCCTAGACCTAGACCTACAGTCTGGAGCAGCCACCCAGCCTGAGCGGTTTGATACAGAGGAACTAGCCCAGCGCAAGGCTAAGATGGGCCCAAGTGCCTATGCTCTCCAGTACAGACTAATTACCAGCCTAGCAGACAACGACAGGTACCCCCTTAAGTTACGGGACCTGTTAGTAATTGATATAGATCCCCAGCAAGGTCCGGATAAGTTGGTATGGCAGGGTCAGAATGGTATGCAGGGTATGCCTAACTTCGGTATCACAGGAGACCATGTAGCAGAGCCTATGCACGTCTCCCAGACCTACATGCCCTTCCAGCACATGTGCCTTACGATTGATCCCTCGGGCCGTGGAGCGGACGAGACGGGCCTCTGCGTGGCTTCAGTCCTCAGTGGCACCATCTTCATCCACGAACTGTGTGGGATCCAAGGAGGCTATGATGACACAGCCCTTAGGAAGATAGCCAAGCTGGTTAATGAATACCAGATACCACTAGTCAGGGTAGAATCTAACTTTGGTGATGGGTTATTTACCAAGGTCTTATTACCCTACCTACTAGCCAACTGTAATAAGGTTGGTGTAGAGGAATACAGGGTCAAGGGTCAAAAGGAGCTTAGGATCATAGAAACCTTAGAGCCCGTTATGGCCATGCACAGGCTTGTGGTGTCACGCAAGGTAATCCGTGACCAAGAGAACCAGATGCAGCTAACTCGGCTCCACAGGGGCCGTGGGGCCCTTAAACACGACGATAGGGTAGACGTGCTGTCTGCCGCAGTAGAATTCTACAAAGCTCACATGGCCCTGGACTCAGGAAAGGCCTCGGTGAGCAACCAGAAGAAGGCTTGGGAAAAGACCGTTAAAGACTGGGCTAATAACTTTAGAGCAAGTGACTATGTTCCTTGCTCTGGGGCTACCCGAGTTGTATCAACAAATCAAAAACCTAGAAAGGCGGGGACTCAATGGGGGTGGTAAAATTTATTGTATTTGTCCTTGTGATGATTAAAATTAA